CTACATGTCGTTGGTTTCCCTAGCCTCCACAAGCTTTGTACATACCAAGTCGGTGCGTCTAAGAGCGCTCGAGTATGGCCCTGCCATTGCTCGGGCGCACCGAAGGCGTGCCGCCGCCACAGTTTCGCGACTGCGCGACGGCAGCGTTTACGCATGCCGCGCACTGACGCACTATGGTGCAGACGTTGTCACGGTCCTCTTCTCCCAAGAGGTCTGTGGCACATGTCTGGGTCTTAGGTCGCAAGCGTTGCAACCCGGTTGCACGAACTGCGGCGGCGCTGTCTTTGACGAGTTGTTGAACCGGGATCGCTTTGCGGCCGGGGCATTCATTTGTCAGGACTGCGTCGCCAGGCACGACCAGCCAAATGGTGCTGCTGGCCACTACGGGGACGCCGCCAACCTCCTGCGACGCAGGTGGACGTTGGCGGAGCACCCGTTTTGGGAGTGCCCGAGTGAAGCCTACGGTACGTGCGATGTGTGCGCGGCCCGGGAAGTGGCTGAACTTGAGCGAGAGGGCCCTGTGACGACGCCGTGGAACCACGCTTGCTGTCAGCGAGTGTGGCGGCCATGGGATCGGTCGACCGCGATGGGTGGCGCCGACCCCGGCCCCCCCCGCCGCGATCGCGCCGCCGCAGCCGAGCCAGCACCGGAAGAGCCAGAGGAGCAAGTCGATCCGTTGTTCGACAACCGAGGCATGCGAAACGTCCCGAGTGCGAGTGTGCACCCGGCCGTGAGTATTGCCACAAGGAGCAAGCTTCTCGAAATCTTCAAGCCGATTATGGCGATTCAGCCCAGTCATGTGCACACCGAGCACATTGACGACGCGGCTGCGCGGAACGTGCATTACCAGATGTACGCTCGGCGCCATTTCATGAATCGCCATTTTCCAAAGACCCACGGTTGCTCGCCGGTGTATGTCGGCGCGCCCATCACACAATATGCCCAGCCGGGGCATTTTGTCCAGCCGGAGCTCATGCCTGAGGATGCAGGCCGGCTGGCTCAGATCGCTGCGTTGCCAAACATGCGACCTGTTGCTGATGTATTGCCGGGGGGGCCCGCCGCTGGCATGCGAGCATCGACCTGGTGCTCGCACCGCGTTGAAAGCTGCGATTGTGGGTCGCAGTTGTACGAGCGGTACGTGCTCGTTATGCAGGATGTGTTGGGTCACCTGACACACGAGCAGTTCAACGCCGCCATGGACAAGCGGGGGTGCCAGCACCTACTCACGAGCGAGCGGATAGGT